GTTTGTTGCAACATGAATAATATTCTTTTTGCTGTAAATATAAAGGCCACTCTAGAAGATGGCAGTGAAGTTGATAATGTTACTGGTGAAATTATCAGTGATAAGAGAGTTTATAAATTATCTGATAATACAATTTTAACTGGCACAAAAAAAATTAAACAAATTAAATTTGCTACATTTACAGTACCTGGAGAATTATTGCCTTATATAATGTCTAAGGAGAATGAATAATGGTTAAAAAATATTCTTTTATTGTAGGTGGTCGTAAAGCTAAACCATTATATACAGGTTTTGCACAAAAAAAATCAGAAGTTGGGCAGGATGCACAGATTTTAGATGAAAGTTTAGATAATTTTAAAAAGCCTAATTCTGATTTAGATGTATCACAAAAAATAGCAACAACTGGCGAAACTGTCCCTATTGTTTTTGGTAAAAGAGCTAATAATATTGGTGGTGTTTGGATGCAACCAAGTTTAATAAAAGCAGGTACAGCAAGTTTTGTACAGAAATTATTATTTGTAGTATCTCAAGGTGAAATAGTAAGCACACCAACAAAATCTAAAGCATTTACAGGTTTAACAAAATTAAGTTTTTTAGATGATACTTCTATTACTCTTAGTCATATTTATAGTACAGCAGCATCTTTAGCATCTTCACCAAATTCATGTCCTATTTCTAGTGCTGGTTTATTTTGTGGAAATGATATTTATACATATTTAACAGAATTATTTAAACCTTCTTCAGGAAGTTATTTAGAAAACGTGCCTGACTTTGGAACTGAATATTCTGGAGAAAGATATAAAACTTTTGGAACAGGTGATACTTCTAATACTACGTTTGTAATGTCTTTACAGGTTTTTGATGCTGAAACAGGTGCAAATGTTACAACTGCTTACCAAACGTATTTAGGAGCAAGTGATATGAATTTTGGATTTAATCAAAGATATTCTGGCAGTACATTAGTAGGCGGTAAA